CGTACTTCTGATACATCCCACTGTGGTATCTGCCCTGCGTACAGGAGAGAGATTAGTTCACGCAGTGATTTGGCCCAGCCCGGACGTGAATCGCCAACCTTGATAACAGTGTCTGTTACATGCATATCTTCGTTGACGATTGGTAGCTTCTCAATGTGATGACGTTCTACTGAGAAACCTACACCTGTGCCGCACATGAGAATATACATTGTCTCATCAAACGCACGTGGATTATCCACGGGTACATATGAGCAATTGTATCCACCAACATGGCAACGGTCTAATGCTGGACCTGCTGTCATTAAGGCTCTCATGCTTGGCATAATATGTTGGTCAAGAACAGCAGTTTCTAACTCTGCTCTTAGTTCATCAGCTAACTTGTAGTTATGCTTAGTAAGCAGATGTCCTGTAAGATAATCAAAGTATCGTGCAACTGTTTCACTCCAAGTCTCTCTTCTTTGTTCATCCTCTTTCCATCTCGCATAACGAGATAGTGCGATAAAGTTTTGATAGTCTGTAGGTAATTGATTGTTTATCATTTGGGGTCACTCCTGTATAGTTCTAATGTTACGTATAGTTATTCCTTCAATGTCGTATAGATATTCTTCTACACTTTCTTCTAGTTCCTCTGCTACATTTTCATCTGCAGGAACTGGATAGTCTTCTGGGTCTACATCCAATGTAAGAAACATTTTAACTCTTATCATCGTAGCATCCCTCAACCTCAACTATTAATTTGTTTAAATACCATTTCGCTTTCTTCAGGTCTTCTGTACCATTCTTGTAACGGTAACGCCATAGATACTTCATGATGTTACCCTGTAAGTAGTATTCAAAACCATCCCCTGTTGCAGCAGCAATAGCTTCTATGCACTCAATCTCTGTGCTATTATAATGAGGTGGACTATCCACCATGTTTACATTTCCATATACTTCCTTTGCATCTCTTTCAATCTTTTCCATAATATTTTTATAGCTTGTCATTATGCACTCCCTTTTGTATTTGTTCCGAAGTCGATAGAGATTACATTATCATCTCTATCAATGACATTACCATATCTTTTTTCTTCTGTTATGTCAAGTTTTTCTTCTACAAAATTATGTGCAAGGTCTCTGAGGTCTTCATTGAACTCCATGATAGGTACACAAGATGCAAGCATTTTACAGAAATGCATAAGCTGTCCATAATCTTCATCGTTTATCTCATTGCCTTCAGATGTAATAACAGCAACGTCTACACCACCTGTCCATACACCGTCTTCATCTAAGTCTGGTCTTACTCTCAGCACAAAATCAGATGGTTCTAATCCCTGTTTATGTTCCATTATTTATTTCTCCTTTCTATTTTTTTACCAGTAAAAGAAATAAACGATGGATGTTTATTCTTTCCACGCTCTTTTAGCCATTCCTCTGGAATAATACGGTCATAATAACTAAAATTATATTTAATACACCACTCTGCATATGTAGATTTTGCACCCTTGCGTAGCTTACGTCTGCTATTTTCAAATACAAAACGTATATCTAACTTAGGATGTTGCTTTTTGATAGCAAGGTGTTTGCGTCTATCTGCTGCTGTAAACATACCCTTAGTTTCTATTATGATACCGTTAGGTAATACAAAGTCTGGTGTATAGGTACGGTAGGCTAGGTCTTCCCATTCTATCTTGATGCACTCGTAACCAAAGTCAATCTTTAGTTCCTTCAGATAATCAGATAGCTTTACCTCTAAGCCTGACCGATACCCATACTTACGTGCTGCCCTAAACTGTTTAAAGTTAGGTGGCATTACCGTAGGTTTCTCCATGTAAGACCACTATATCCCATAGCTTTCATCTCTTCACGTATCATAGCATCTGCTTCGTTACGTGCTTCAATAGCTGCTCTAAGGCCAGCAGTGCGCTTCTCACGATACTCTTTACGTAGTTCTGCGAGATGTGCTTCCGCTTCTTTAATTTGGTCTAGTAGTTCCTGTAATTCATCCTGCATTTTTATACTCCTTTCTTAATTCAACATAGTCTACAAGTTTTGGTGAAACAGCTTTTGACATTACAGCAGGACGCTGTACAATATTAGGCCAGCAGTCTTTTCTATATACGCAGAAAGAACACGTCTTGTCAAGTATCTTATTACCTGTAGCTTTACCTCTAAATGTTTCTTCTATAGGTTCAAAGCAACGCTCAAACTTGTTCTGTGTAATAGTATCAACCAACCTTTCTATCTTATTAACTTCCTTATCAATGTCAAGTCCTGTAGCTGGTACATACTTGAACTGACCATTAGCTTTGTTTACTACCCACCAGCCACCAGCTTTTTTGCTAGATGCTTTTGCATACCCTGCTAGTTGTGCAACATATCCAAAGGCATCACTGCTTGCCAGCGTGTCATAGGATTCAAACTTGTTTGTGTATGACCAGTTTGAAGCTGATTTAATATCGTCAACTGCATCCCTAATGACAATATCATATGACCCGTTAATGCTAGTATCACCGATGTCCAAGCTAACCTTTTCAGTATCTTCATATTTTACTCCTGCTTCTTTTAACAGACCCTTAAATACTGCCTCAACAATATCACCAAGCATCATGTTCATTACAAACGTAGTTGGTTTAGGAAGGGCAACCTCAGGCTTGTTCTTCTCATACCAAAGTTGACACGCTGGTCTTCCAACATTTGACATGCGAAACCTAAAGTCACCCTTCTTGCCCCCACCGAACTGGCGTTGCAATGCTTCTGCTACATCATTGGCTACTTGCTTGATAGTGCTTTCTGACATTTTAGTTTTGCCATGTGCTGCGTCTTCCATATATTGGTGCAACGCTAATTCAGCCGGGTGATTCATTACGCTACCTCGTCTTCCTCAATGTCTACCAACTCAGCAACCATAACCTCATCATCTTCTTCCATAGAAGAGTTTGCTTTCTCTGCCCATGTGTTTGCGATGTATGAGTTATAGTTATCTACCCACGACATAAAGTCCATGAACATTTCTTGGTCTTTGTCTGTGATGTCGATAGTCTTTGATACATCCAGCGATACTGTTGGAAGGTAAAAGGCATTGCCATTTGGCAACTTTCTTTCCTGAGTATTAGCCGTAATGATATGCTGCAGTGGCATCCGTTGCATCTTCTTTAGGGAAGCAAAGCTATCGCCCACGATTTTAAATGCGTCACGATTATCAATTTCCCAGATGAACGGGGTAGGCTCAACATCCACTGCATCTCCATTTGAAGTTACAGCATCAATAAGTTCAACCGTACCTAGTACCACACGAACACGTTTAATCTGCCGTATCAAATCCTGTGTCTTCTGAGGCAGTGCCTTGAAGTCTTGGATATAACCAGCAGGTTTACCGCAGTTAAAACCACCATCATTATCCTTGAGGTCTACGTTCAAGTCATCATTCATGAGTGTCTTAACATAACGATTTGGTTTATCACCTACACCCTTTACAAAACGCTTGTACATAAAACGCTGCAGGAATGGGCGAAGTTTAATTGACGGGGCATACAGAGTATCACCATCAGGTATTTCTAGTTTGTATGTACCACCAGATACAACTTCCATGTTTACTGTCTTACCCTTTACTTCAGTCTGACCCATGATAGCTGAGTGATTAATCCGAAGACGTGCAAGACTGCTAGACTTTTGCTTCTGGGCTGGGCCTTCGCCAGCAATACCCATAGCCTTTGCCATAGCTGCATAATTGTTAGTATCTATAGTAGTTAATTGTGTCATATTTAATCTCCTTTTGTTGCGAAAGTTCGGTAGTTATATCAGATTACATCCTTGGTGTCAAGCCAATTTGGACCTATTTTTGCCTCTAGTAGAAGCGGTACATTGAAGTCTATACCCCACTGTAGTTTAATTAAGTTGGGTAAGTCTTTGTTTGTACTACTGATTACCTCTACAACTGCTCTCTCTTCTTCTGGATGAACATCAATAACGATGCTATCATGTACTGTGTTTACCACACATGACTGCATGTTGTCAAGTAGTTTTTGTATGTGCATAAGTGCTACTGGCACAATGTCTGCTGTAGCAAAAGACTGCACAGGGTAGTTTTTTATCTGTGTAAAGTGTGATACACGACCACTTGTTTTACGTACTACGTCTGGAAAGGCAAACTCCCGGCCTGAAGGTGTCCGTATTACGCCTGTGTTCAAAGCCTCTTTAGCCAATCTGGTATGCCAAAACCCAATTCCTTCGTACTTTTGTGTGAAGTGTTCGTAGTATTTTGCTTCGGCAGGTGTGCGTCCGAACCCCGTTGCCCCGTAAAGGGGCGCAAAGGTGTGAGCCTTCGCTTCTTGGCGATTCGTAGGTTGACCAGCATCAGAAATAACTTTACTCGTATATGAGTGAACATCAAACCCAGTTGAAACTTCTTCAATTGCTACTCCATCTTGTGATAGGAATGCAGCGGCACGAAACTCTAGCTGTGCAAAGTCTGCTTCCATTATTTTACCGCCATCCCACCGGGATACAAACACCTTTTTCACAGGGAATGTACCACCACGTGGCATGTTTTGCATGTTAGGGTCAGCACCAGAAAATCTACCAGTAGAGGTGCGGTGCTGTAACAGACGGACATGCAACTTACCGTCAGCTTTTGTGTGTATGTTAATGCCCTCTACAAATGATGACAGATAAGTTTCTACTGCAGATAGTCTACGTACCTTAGATAGAAAATCAA